GGCCGGTTCCCCCGTGAAGTAGTGGACCGGGACAAAAAGGCCATGGGGGAGTATGGCACAGCCGGACAGTTTCAGCAGTTACCTTCACCACTTGGCGGCGGCATATTCAAGGTTGACTGGTGGCAGCATTACACGGTGATGCCAAAGATCAAGTACCGGATGATCTACGCCGACACAGCGCAGAAAACAAAAGAGCAAAAACGACTTCTCTGTTTTTCAGTGCTGGGGTAAAGGCGACGATGGTCGAATATATTTGATAGATATGGTACGCGGGAAGTGGGAAGCGCCGGAGCTATTGGTTATCGCCAAGGCTTTCTGGGACAAGCACAAGGCCGCCTCAAGGATAATGGGTACGCTGAGACAGATCAAACCAGAGGACAAATCAAGCGGCACCGGTCTAATTCAGCAACTAGCGAAACAGCGAATCCCCGTTGTGGGGATACAAAGAGGGACGGACAAGGTCACGCGTGCCATGGATGTCGTTCCGCAGATTCAAGCCGGAAGTAATGTTACCGGACTCCGCGCCATGGTTGTCTGATCTACTGTCAGAGGCAACGGGCTTTCCTAACGCAACGCACGATGATATATTGGACCCGCTTATGGACGCCATAAGTGATATGTTGATCGAGAAGCAGCGGCCTAGTTACGCTGATATTTTATAGTCTAACTATGAACCCCCCACCTAAAGGAAGGGGAGAATGTCAAAGGAAAACATGAGCATCCCAAAACTATTCACCGACGGCCTTACCAGCCTGACAAGCAAGCTGGCTAACCGCCGCAACGCCCACGCCAACAACCGGATGACAACTTCCCGCGTTGACTGGGATGAGCTGAGGGCGATCTATAAGACCGGCGTCGGTAGCAAAATCATCCGCACAAAGTCCGGCATGGCGCTCAATGGCACGATGCAATTCGAGAGCGAGGGCGATAAAGACTTTTACGAAGCACGATTGCAGCAACACGTCAAAGACGCATGTAAATTCATGCTGGCTTTCGGGCGTGGTCTGATCGTAATTCAGGAGCCTGGCGCAGACATGAGCCAACCTCTTCCGACGATTAACGATTGGTCAAAGGTCAGGTTTCAGGTGTTCAGCGGCGATATGATTTATGTTCAGTCTGTCGAATACAACCTAAGCAGTCCGAACTACTTCAAACCCAAGGCGTACAGCGTGCGAGGGTTCACTATACACCCGAGCCGCGTTATTGATATGACATACCTCAAACCGGTTGAGTTCGACGCACCCGAATACTTCTTCGGTGGGCTATCCGAGTTTGAGCTTATCCGTAATGAGCTGGTCAGTGATCAGATAGTACAGCGAGCAGTTCCGGCCATGCTTGAAAAATCATCTACCATATTTTACAAGATCAAGGGATTTAAGGATATGCTTGCAGACAAGCAAGAGTCAACCCTGATCCAGTACTTCTCAGAACTTGAAAACCTACGCTCGATCTACGGTGCGGGGATAGTGGATGAGGAGGACGCGATTGAGAGTATCACCCAGTCGCTAACCAATTTGGCCGAGTCGGACATGATAACCCTCCGCCGCCTGGCAATGGTGACAGGTTTATCACTGTCAACGCTGGTCGGAGAACCGCCAAAAGGCCTGAGCGCAACCGGTGAAGGTGACAGGCAGGTTGATATGCAGACAATTAAGTCATTGCAATCAGAATACCTGCTAGAAAATATCAACAGGCTGATGAAACTCTGCGGGCGCGGGGGGGTTTGGTTCAAGGAGAATCAGGGTCTTAGCGATAAAGACAGAGTAGCTCAGGAGACGGAGGTTATCAAGAGTGCGCAGGTGTTGTGGCAGATGGGGCTTGATTATGAAAAGTATCTTGAGACTCACGGCGTGATTGAGGTTGATGCTTTTGATCAGATGTTTGGCAAGCCGGACGACGACCCCGAGCCTACGCCTGAGCAGGGCGGTATGAACCTTGAACAATTAATGGCGGGCGGCGCAGATGAAGCGTGAAGTCAAAGCACCCAAAGGCGCACAAATCAAAGCTCCCGAAGCTCCGCGATCCGAGATCCGTCAGTTCGGCAACGCCATTGAGTACATGGTCGATCAAATGTCGAAACGCTGGCGAACTCAGATATTCAAGGAGCTGAATCAGGATACAATAAGTAAATTCTCGGACGCAGCTCAGGAAGGAACTTTGCCAAGATTTTTCTGGCCCTGGCCGCACGAGTCCGAAGGAAGTTGCTGAAGCAGTTTGACGATAAGCGCATTGAAAATCTTGCAAAGAAATACACAAGCAAGGTTGATAATCGCAACAGAGCCGAGTTCTACCGCCGCGCCGAGGAGAAGATCGGAATCAGCCGCGAAGAGCTTGAGGCTACTGAGGGTTTGACATCTCAGATCAAAGCCTACCAGCTCGAAACGATGCAGTGGATCAAGAAAATGCGCGACGATACTCTGCAACAGTGGACCAGTCAGACACTCCGGCAAATGGCGGAGGGAAAAGGGCTACCGGAGATTTTGAGCGAGTTTGATGGTATGGTTGAGCAGCGCAAGGGACACGCGAAGATGATTGCTAGGACGCAGATCAGCACTTTCAACAGTCTAACAAGTAAAGCAAGAGCGCAGAATCTTGGGATTACGAAAGCGATATGGCGAACCGCTTCGGATGAACGGGTGAGAACCTGCCACCAAGCAAGGGACGGAAAAGAATATCTACTGAGCGAGGGTTTATATTCTTCTTGCGACGGTAAAACATTGCTCCCAGGTACGGACTATAATTGCAGGTGTACAGCTATAATGATCATTCCAGAAATGGAAGCATAAATAATTTGACTTTAGCTTGACAAATGATTATAAAATGATTATATTGCCCAAAATAATATAGGTTGATACGATGGCAGAGAAGATCCATCGGCAATTTGCCGACATTGCAACATACTCCGATACCGAGCGCACAGCTGTTTCGATCCGCGACGGGGTGCTTGAGTACCTGGGCACCGAGATCGGGCTGGAACCGCCAGACAAGGTCTTTGCTGTCTACCGCTCCCCCGCAACAATCGCCAACGCGGCTCACGCCATGAAGGGAATCCCCCTGACCGGCGAGCATGTTAGTCTTGACGGACCGGCCCCGAGCGACGGAGGGCGTGTTGAATCATCCGTTGTAATAGATCAGGTAGATGAACCTACGCATTCAAGGCTTGCTGTCAGAAACAAACTATCAGTTAGCGACGCACTACAAATCACACTAAAAGAAAAACGGCAATTGTCCTTAGGATACGAAGCCGACCTTGTCCCGCACTCAAAATGGGACTACGAACAGGTAAACATCATTCCGCATCACCTAGCGGCTGTATCCGATGGACGGTGCGGCCCGCTATGCAGCTTTTTAGATCGCAAACCAGAGGAGAAAAACATGACAAAAAAGAAAGCGTTCTTTGACGCTGAAGGGCAAGTCAACTTGGAACAGGTAGTGGAGATTGCCACGGCACTTCCAGAAGCTATCAAGAAAGTTCCCGTTGACCAGCTTGTGAAACTCATGCCTGCGATGCAGGAAATTATGGCTTATGCCAAAGAGCAGGGAGCCGTTACCGATGAGGATCCGGCTGAAGGCATGGAAGAAGAAGAGCTGACCGACGAAGAGGCAGCCGCCAAGAAAGAAGCCGAAGGAGCCGAAGAGGATAAGCCGAAGGAACAGTTTGCCGACTCCAAAGCATTCAAAGACGCGGTGGCCAGCGCCGTCAAAGGCGAGGTCAAGCGTTATGCCGAAGTGGTCACCAAGGCCCGCAACTTCCTCGATGCTGATTACGATTTCAGCGACAAGAGCGCAAACAGGGTCATGGCGGATTCACTGTCAACTCAGAGCACTGATAAATTCGAAGATTCCGAACTGCCGGTCGCATTCAAGCTGTTGCGTAAACCAAACACCGATTATTCACACTTCGGGGACGCCAAGGCGGACACCGGTCTTGAATCTCGGATAACTAAAACACTAGAGGAGATTTAACTATGTCATTCACCAACACTACACTTCAGGACAGTCCTGATCTTGGCGCGGGCGAGGTCATTACGGCCAGCCCTTACAACGTGTCCGCCTTCGAGCGGTTTGAGGATGGACTGATCGAAGGTCGCTTCTGCAAGTTCGACGAAGGAAGCATCGACAACATGGACGCGTCAGGTACCCCGGTTATCGCGGGTATCGTAAAGCGCAAGATCACCGGCGAGATCGGCACCGGCATTTACAGCACAAGCGGCATGGAGATAGACCAGGTGGCTGAGGTCATCAACTTCGGTTTGCTACCGTCACAGTGACAGAGGGCGCAAACCCATCAAAATATGATCAGGTTTATACCGTAAACGCTGATTCTGTTGACGCGGGCAAAGCCACCGACTCTTCAGACGCGACCATTGTCAAGGGCGCCGTTTTCTGGGAAGAAAAGAAAGCTGGTGTTTGGCTAGTTCGTGTAATGATGGGGGTCGAGACCTCAACATCTTACGTTGCAGCGCCTTCCAGCCTTGTGATTTCTGCCGATGGCGGAACAGACGGCACGGCAGCTGTTAGCATTCAGGCGAAATCAGCCGACGGCACCAACTACGCTGAACACGTATGTACGCGGGTTTGGCTGGGAACAGCAGACGATTTTGGAGCTGTTGCTATCACCGGCCTGACGGTTGGCACGGGCACGGTAAAGGAAAACGTTACCGACAAAGCTGAATATATCCTGATTTCAGATGGGACAGGCTTGATTGAGTTGGCTCTGGATAATGATGGTGCAGGTACACTTTATTTGTGGGCCGAAATTTCCGGTAATATCTACGCCTCTGGCGCAATCGTAATCACAAAAACACCAGCATAAGGAGTAAAAAATGAAAAATGATATTAAACGAGTAAAATCCCTTTATGGGGTAGCCTCTTTCGACGCTGCCACTGCCTACGCAAAGAAGAACTTTAAGGATGCGGGTGGCATCATCCTTGCGCGAAATCTTGAGCATGTAAGTGCCGAGATATTTACGCAGGAGTTCGCTGGTCTGACTTTCTTGCAGCAAGGAATCGCGGTCAACAACGAGGGTGGCTATGCCACTTCGATCCGCAAATTGAAGCTGCGCACTGAAGGCGGCTTTCGCGAATCTGGTTCAAACACCAATACCACCGGCAAGATTACTCTCAGCGGTGAGGACGATTCTATTCCAGTTTTTCACAATGGAAGGCGAGTCTGATTGGTCTGAGATCGAACTGAAGCAGGCCGAGCTTGAGAACATCAACCTGCCAAGCCGTTTTTTCGAAGGTCATGCGGAACTTTACAACCGCAAGATTGACGACCTCGGTTTTCTCGGCCAGGTTCGCACCGACGGCAGCCAGAAAACCACCGGCCTCCTGAATTACGGCTTTACAAGTAACTCATCTGTCGCCACGGCCGTTTTGTCAACAGGCCAAGCGCTTTACGACGAGATTGCAGAGCTGCTCATCGGCCAGTGGGCTGGCGTGCTGAACGTTGATTCATACAAAGCAGACCGTGTAGTCATGCCCGCGAGCGTTTACAATATCTGTTCAGTCAAAATCCTGAACTCTGCTGGTTCCGAGATGTCTGTTCTTCGGGCACTTCAGAGCAACTTCCCAACCGTAACTTTCGGCCTGACGACAAAAGCTGAAAGCGTGGGCGCGGTAGGCGATGCTTCGGGCGCGAAAGGCGCTTCGGTCACGGTAGCATTCTCTTCAAACCGAAGAGCATTGCAGTTCCGTCTTCCGGTTCCTTTGAATGTTTCCAGCGTCGATCAGCGCGGCTTTAAGTATTATGTCGAGTCTTACTTCGGCGTTGCTGGCCTGGATGTAATCGAGGATGACGCGGCTCAGATTTTGACAGGACTATAAGGAGGTTGACACATGAGCATAAAAAAAGGACGCAGAGGAGCTATGCCTCAAGGTTGACGATCCATGGTCTGATGCTATGATTCAAGAGGCCATCGATGCAAAGCTGAATGAGGATGCCGAGAAACCCAAAAAGCCCACACCGAAGAAGCCAACGAAAGCGGTCAAAGTTATCCGAAATGTTTCCGGGGTTCGCTTCAAGGTGTACGGCAGAATTGTTCAGCCTGGGGGCGAGTACACCCCGACCGCTGCCGACCTAAAAGAAGAAAAAGGCGGCAAGCGGATCGATAACGCAATAAAAAAGGTTATCTTGAGCGAGGGTAAACAATGGCAGTTTCAGATGATTTTAAATCCAGATTTCCAGAGTTCGAGACGACAATTGTCGATCAGTACATTCCGATTCTGGAACCTGTCTGGCCGAGTTACTGGGGCGGGGATTATGCTGCCCCCAGCGGTCAGGAGATCGTTCTGAATCTGATAGCTCACTTGATAACTGCCGAGATTTCAGCGGGCAGCGAGAACGTCAAAACAGCACAATCCAAATCAGTCGGCAGCGTGTCAGTTTCGTATAGTCAGGGTTACGCTCCAACAAGTGAGCGTAATGCTTGGCTGAAGACGACAAAATACGGAGCGCGTTATCTGTGGCTGACATCTCGAAACTCTGGAGGGTTTTTCGTATGACTCCTGAGCAAATGCTTGAAAATACAACCGCTTACCTCAAGAATGTTGAGAAAGCCAAACGCGGGTATGTAGCCGTTGGCCTTCCATCTGAGGAAGTTGGTGGTACCGTTTACGGTGATGGACAAACCGTTGCTCAAGTGGGGGCGCAGCATGAATACGGTGCAGGCGTTCCCCGCCGTTCATTTCTTCGGACTCCCTTTGCCGTTAAAAAAGACGATATGGATAAAGCTATCGCAAAACAGTTTGAAGACGTGTTCAAGCGCGGCAAGAAAGCAGAGCAGGCTCTTGGATTGGTCGGAAAGGTCGCGGTCAATATCGTCAAAGGAGCATTTTTGACCGGAGGATATGGGGAATGGCTTGATATTACCGACGCTACAAAAGAGGCAAAAGGGTAGCACTAAAAATCCTAGTTGACTATAAAAATCCTGTCTGGATCAATAACTTACGTGGTGCGCGGGTTATGAATGTTCTTGATGTATCAGACGCACTCACAGAATGGGAGCGGCCGACGGTCATAAAGACCGTCACCGAGACAACGGAAGACTTTCGGCCGGTTGAGACGGTCACATCGCGCACTCAGAACTGCGTTATCCAAGTTGCCGAAAAGGAAAAGCTGAATCCGGCAACTATCGACTGGTCGCTTGAGTATCTAATGATTCACAGCAAGCTGGGTATTGAGATGGACGAGCTGATCGAGTATGACGGGCGCGACTATAAAGTGACTGACCGAGGGCCTTGGCGCGGATATGGTTATGTTGAGGTGGTGGCGGCTGAGACTAAGCGACCTTTAGTGGAGGTGGTCACGATGAACGAATCACTACGCTTAACGGCCATATTTATTCGCGACCTGCTGACATACGATGAGCAGTTGATACGCATAGGCCGGCAGAATTACGACATAACAGATTTTACTATCGGATATATAGGCGTTGATTCCCTTGGCGCGGCAAGAAGATTGGCAAGCGGCGAGAAGTTCGACGGCACTCTTGAACAGATGACATATCAGCAACAATGGCAGGCACCGGTTACGCTGTCATTTTACGGCGCGGAGGCATGGTCAACGGCCACAACCTTTGCCCTGCTGATTCAATCGCAAAAAGCCCTTGAGCTGCAAGAATCGTTGGGCATTGGTGTTTTCCAAGCTTCCGGCCTAACCGATGTTAAGATGCTCACCGGCCAGCAATACGGAGAGCGGCAAGAAGTCACATTGAATGTTAGATATTCAACGTCTGCGGATGTTGATACACTGCGGATCGATACAGCAATCACAGAATTGAGAACCGAAACAGGAATGGAGAACTAACATGGCCCAACAGCTCAGAATGCTCCCCGCCTCTTCAGGCGGTGCAGCTCAGGTCTTTCCGCTTCGGAAAGGACTGATCGACATAACAACCGGAACCGTCACAGACCCTGTAAGTGGGAAGCGCCCGCTGATTGCTCACTGCGTTGCTGATGGATCACTAACGCTCACATGGCAAGACACCAGCACAACCGTTGTTAGCTTTATTGCCGGAGACGACTTCTCAATGGTCGAAGCTGAGGCGGTAGCAGTTACCACCGGGAGTTTCCACTTTGCTTAACTTCGGGCTATCACTGGGAAGGTCGTTCTTGTTGTTGATCGGGCTGCTTGTGCTTGGTACCGACGGGACGCGTCAAGAATTTTATACTGTAGATGGGCAGAGATTCATACTTAAAGCAGGGGAATAAATGCCGGTAAGCATTGACAACCTTATAGGGGTAAGTTTGTAAAGCTAAGAAGCGACCTTCTGCATTTCGGTCCTAAACTTGGCGGATATGGCGAGCATAAACCATATCTACCGCTCTTTTTCCGCTCCGGAGCGGAAGCCCCGCAGGTTGGGAGTGTCTACATAGCATCCGGCGGGACTGGCCCTTATCAATATACGATTTCAAGCGGGGCGATAGATATTGATACCGGTGAAATAGAGACCCTGTCTCTGACGGACGATACGGGTATTGTTACGGTTATTGATGCCTTCAGCCATGTAAGTACAATCCAGGTTTTCTTCCGTTGTTTCTGGGTTTCCGATATACCGAATATTCGACAATCACTATACACCAAAAACATGCAACTTTTTATACCTCGGGAGGGGTAA